CTTTCTTTGGCTTAAACTGAACTCCTTGGTTTGGGAAATATAATTCGCCACCTTCGTAATCTTCGTTTAAATAGAAAAGGCTTGAAAGATCGTAGTTTGGAAAATCATTTGGCAATCCAGCATCTGGCCCTTCATGCAACTCTTTGTCAGCATGAGGTTTTTGAAATTGTCCTGGAAGCCATTTAACAATAGTAGTTCCAGTTGGAGTTACTTTAACTTTATAAAATTCTTCTACAATTGGCTTAAGTCTTTGAAATAATCCCGCAATAACTGGTGATATTTTTGGGTCATTTTTGTCTAAGCTTGGTTGTGTTGCAACCCTATCTTTCCAGTACTCTGAGTCATAAACAACTGTTCCGTTTTCATTGACATGGCTTTCTGTAACATCCCAAATTGTTAAAGACTTTGCAGCCTTTTCTAAAAAGTCCATTTCTTCTTGAGTCATAAAATTTTCAAGCTCTACAATCATTTCTTTTCCACTGCCAAACCAACCAGAAGGTGTTAATGAAGGCTTTCTAACTACAACAGAAGCGTTTATATTGTCCATAATTAGATTATACCATTTCCTTTTTCTTTTGTGTTGTCCTTAACAGAAAGACGCAAAACCTTGGTTTCATGAGAGCCAACACTCTCACCTTTTTCATTTATTGCGTCCCTATACCAATCAGTCCACTTACCTGATTTATTAATTTCTTGTGCAGCTTCACCATATGATTGATGTGCCATCTGTCTTTTACGATCTGGATCTGAATAGTCAAAAATTTCAATAACGCTATTATCCATAGCAGATAAAGAAACTGGAACTATAGTGGCCAAAGGGGTTCCAGCTTTTATTGTTATTTCTTTATTAGCTGACCTTGCTTTAATTGCTAAAGGAAATGCAGTATCTAGCCATGAAGTGCTTATTAAGGAAGACATTGTTTCAAAATCTTCATTAAAATAGTTTACTGGATTAATAGTAAACATACTAACATCTTTTTCAGTTCTAAAAGTTAGTCCTGTGTGGAAGCTTACAGTAGATTGACCTCTGCCAGTATAGGTTATATCTGATCCTTGCAAAATAGTAACGTTATCAGAGCTTGTGTCATTAATTCCATTCCAAATAAAAACAATATCATCTGTACATGAAAGATTCCAACCAATCATATTTGCCTGTGTAACTGGAAAACACCTATAAGCATGTTTTTCTGGAGTCACATCCATCCAATCTCGTTTTATTGACATTGGAGAGATTATAATCTTTGAATCTAAAGATCTTTCAACAGATATATTTAACATTATTCTTCCTCTGCAACATACATTTCTGGTGTATGGAACTTTTTGTTATAATCAAGCATAGTTACGATAGAGTATTTTGTACCAGCATGTACTGGCATAGCTCTATGAGGATACATAAAGTTTGAAGGGAAAATAAAAAGATCTCCAGCTTCTGGCTTAACTGTAAGGTTCTGTAGTCTAAAGTACAGCTCTCCGCCATCATAGTCATCGTTAACATATGCAACTAAAGATACTGTACAGTTATAAGAAAACCCATGATCATGATGCTCTTGAAAGTGTTGTCCTGGACCATATTTAATGAAGTTAAATGCTTCCCAGTACTTTAAATTCATAATGTTAAACTGTTGTCTATAATCTTCAACTGCTGGAAACTGTGCATCATAAACATCTTGCCATAAAGATTGAAGGTTTAATGATGTTTCGCTAGTGTCGTTTTCAATGTCTGTTTTTTTAAACTTAAAGTCATTGCAATCTCTATACTCTGGCATTAATTGCTTATAGCCAACATATGCTGGATACCAGTGATAGCCAGTTGTGTCACCTTCTGGCTTTAAGTTTGCCTCAATTCTTTCAATTACTTTAATTTCATCCTTTATTACATTTTTATAGCAAATGATTCCATTGCCGTAGTCTATCTTATCTGTCCAAGTTTTCATTATTACCCCTTTTATTTGTATTCTCTTCTAGACCAAACTTTATTTTTATAAATACCGCCGTCTGGTTGGCGGAAAAGTTTTACATTTTCGGTTCTTTCTTTGTATATTGTTTCTGAGTCTAATATTTCTAACTGATGATCCCAGTTTTCTCTTTTAAATGGCAATATCTGCATATACGGTGTTCCTGCTGGAATAGTTCCTTCCCAATCCTTAATTAAAAAAAATGGAAAAGTTCCAAGCTGATGAACTTTATCACTATCAACAACCCCTGTAGTATTTAAAAAAGGTAAATCAAACCTATTCATTGGTTGCATGAATAGAGCACTATATCCATCTGGTAACTGTAATCCCCAATCAGAAAACCAGGCAAAATGAGTTTTATGATAGCCCTTTGGTTGTTCAAATTGTGCCATTTCTGATCTTTGCGTACAAAAATCTTTGTGTTTTTGATCATCAATTTTAACGTCTATTATTCCATACGCATTTTTAAAAAAAGTAATATCACATGGAGTTTTTAAAACATAGCCTGTTGAAAAAGCATCCATAATTGCTGGGCAAGCTTTCCATGTTGGAATTTTTCCATAATCGCTGGTTGTACCTTCTTTTGGAAAAGGGCAAACTTGTGCTGATGCTTCGTAGTATTCACCATTAACTTTTTTTGCAAATCTATCTGCTTTTTTATACCATTCTGGAATCGTATCCTGTGTTGGTGAAGGAACAGACTTGCTATCTTTGTTTAGCCATGGCCTAAAAGATCTAAAAACTACATTTTGTGAATTCATAGATTTTACTTGTGCCCTAGTTCATTTATATCTGTCATAACAACAACACAATATTTTGTTCCTGACTCCATAGGCAGAGAGGCATGCTCGTATATGTAGTTAGATGGAAAAATTGCAATGTCTCCAACTTTTGGTTTATAGACTAAGTTGTCTAATCTTGGAAACTTTAGATCTCCTCCAACATAGTCATCATTTATATATATTACAGCAGAAACGGTGCAATTATATGCTGGACCGTGATCAGCATGAATATTAAAGTGTGTTCCTACACCTTCATATTTTACAAAGTTAAATGCCTCATAATACACTACACTTATTCCCCAGTATTTAGCATAGTCATCTATACAGTATTTTAGTTTTTGATATATCTCTTCATGTAGATCTAGTAGATGCTCATTGTCGCTATTTCGTGGTCCTAAATTTTCTTGCTTGTACTTAAAATCAACGCAGTCTCTTGCTTTTTTAATTGGGTTTGGAGAATTTGTAACTGTAGCATCTGACCAATTATAAACTTTATCATTTCCAAGGTTTGACTCTAAAGTGTTAATGTATCTGTTAGCATCATCTAAAGAAAATGTATTTTTATACATGTGTAGACCTAAAGCTAAATTTTCAACAGAGATTCCATTATCTAAAAATCTTTCTGCTACACGATTAGAAACAGTTTCTGACCTGTCTTTAGTAAACCAAGGATTTTTATTTTCATCTTGTTCATACATTAAATATACCCCCCAATAATTTAATTTAAGTATACCATAATTCAAGTAAAACTTTTTTAACAAAAAAAACCCTAATGAATGTTTTATTTAAACAAACACTAGGGAATTTTTATCTCTTAGACGAAGAATCCTCCACCTGGTGATCCGAATCCTGGGAAGAACGGTCCAACGAATCCTGGGAAGAACGGGAAGAACGGTGGGAAGAATGGAGGTAGTGGTGCAAATGATGGGAAGAACGGGAAGAACGGGAAGAACGGTGGGAAGAATGGGAAGAACGGTGGGAAGAATGGGAAGAAAGGAGGGAAGAATGGGAAGAATGGAGGGAAGAAAGGTGGGAAGAAAGGAGGGAAGAACGGAAAGAATGGAGGGAAGAACGGTGGGAAGAAAGGAGGGAAGAACGGGAAGAATGGAGGGAAGAATGGCGGGAAGAATGGTGGGAAGAAAGGAGGGAAGAAAGGAGGGAAGAATGGGAAGAACGGTGGGAAAAATGGTGGGAAGAACGGTGGGAAGAATGGTGGAAAGAATGGTGGGAAGAACGGAGGAAAAAATGGAGGGAAGAATGGAAAGAATGGAGGAAAGAATGGACCAAAAGTAGAAACAACAGGATTAGACGCTGCAGATGCAAGAGATGTTCCATTTGCATTTGTTGCGGTAACAGTATATGTATAAGTTCCTGCTGCTACTTCTGTAAATGCAATAGGAGATGATGCGCTTGTTGCTGTACGCCCAGAAGTTGATGTTGCTGTAAATATTGTTACTGATTTATTTCCATTATTGTTAGCTGTAAATGGAACAGAGACAACTCCAGAAGTTCCTCCAGATGCTGTTCCAATTGTTGGAGCTTGTGGCACTGATGTTGGTGCAACTGCGTTTGATGCAGCTGATGCAGATGAAGTTCCTGCTGCATTTGTTGCGGTAACAGTAAATGTGTAAGAGGATGAAGGTGCTGTATTTAATCCTGCAACAACAATTGGTGAAGATGATCCTGTGTTAGTAAATCCACCAGGTGATGAAGTAACTGTATAGGTAGTTATTGGAAGCTTACCATTAAATGTTGGTGCTGTAAAAGTTACTGATACTTGTCCAGCATTGTAAGCTAGATTTCCGCCAACATCTGTAGCGGTCCCAATGGTTGGTGGTAGTGGTGCTGACTTACTTTGCGCTTCTACGACACCAGGCTTTTTAGGACTCATAGCAGTAATTGTACCATAAGATTATACAGTTTTTGATATTTTACCTAACAGATATATAAATAGATTTGGCAACCATTGAAGCATCATTATCTGTCAATATTTGTGGCAACCCACCATAGTTTCTAACCATGTCATTTTCTATAAAAAAGGTGTGCTCTAGTGACATGTCGTATGAGAACTGATATTTTAGGTTTCCAGCAAAGGTAGTAGGCCAAAAATCAGACTCTGGTATATAGGTTCTAAACCAAACCTCAGTGTTGTTGGTAAGGGTAGTTAGAATAATATCATAACGTACTGTTACAATTGATCCCACCTTTAGTGCTTTAAGGTTGATTTTTTGTGATTGTGAATTATATAACGAAACGTTATTTTCGGGTAAATAAAGTTCATTGTTCTTGCCCCTACAATCAAAGCTAAAGCTAACCCAGCCATCATTTCCTTTTGTTGCACCAAGAGTAATATCTTTTTGATCTTTATTTGTATAAAGAGCCCAACCAGTTCTTTGACCTGATGGAGACAAGCTGCTTTCTCCTGCTATTCCATCCCTACCGTTTTTTCCATCTTTACCAGGTTTTCCAGGCTCTCCCTGTGGTCCTTGTTTACCTTCTGGTCCAGAATCGCCTTTATCACCCTTTGGGCCCTGCTCTCCTTGTGGTCCAGGTACAGCTATAAAAGAAACTGACTGCTCAAGTTGATAAGAGTTGTTTACATTATCTGAATATTTTTTAGACTTACCTGGAAAATCCATGCTAGTTGACATGGACTGATTTTATTTCTTTACCTTAAAAACCTTTTTTCCAATTTTTATAACTGGTGGAAGGTTTGTTTGAGATGTCTCAACTTTAATGACTGGCATTATAAACCTCCAGGGGTTATGTCACCCAGAACACAAATTGTTCCAAGTACTGGAGTCCAAACAGTTGGTTCTATATCATCTTCTCCAGCGGGTATGGTTGCCTGTAGGTCAAATGGTAATTCAGATACTATTGAAGTATATTTTGTTCCCCAGTTTTTTGTAAGATCTGCTGATGCAAAAATTGTTACGGTATGACCAGAGATATTGACTGCTAGCTCATCAAGAAAATCACCAGATACGTCATAGGCAGTTGCTGCAAAGTCCCAATCCTCTATGTCCCAGCCAGTGGATTCATCATCTTCAAGAAATTGAACAGCTAGGCTTGATGAATCTCCACGAACAACTGTCCACTGTATGTGAGCTGGAGTTGCTCCTAATTTTTCTATTGCTGGGGTGCACATATGATTGATTATACCATAAAATAAAGCTAGTACTCAGACGCAGTGGGGTGGGTTAGAATCTGAGTACTAGCAGACTTAAAGTATAACATTATTTATTTAAATATATACAAATTGGACATTTTAGACATAAAAATTTTATAAAGCCAGGGTATTTGAAATTGTTACAAAAAAGTTATAATGATAAATATACCAAATGTCCGTTTTATACACAATAGCCAGAATAAGGATAGTGTATACTTAAAATATATAAAGAAAAGAATATACTGTATAAGGGTTTTTAAAAGATATTATATAGTTAATATATATTCCAATTATTACTTATAGACAAAGTTGAATATTTTATCTTTTGACCTTTATACAATACCACAATATCTTCCTCAAATTTATCTTTAAAGTCGTGGCAGTGTTTTACATAGTCTTTATTGAAAAGTATTTTATCTTTGTTGATACTGCAAATATCACAAAAAATTTGCCAACACGGGTAGCCATCAACAAGAGAATTTAAAGAAGAACCTTTTGCTTCAAGCATTATTTTTTCTTTTTTATACTCTAATATTATTTTATCTAGCATTGATTTTATAATGGTGCTATTTTTAACTGCAGCAAAATTTGAATTATTAGAACAATTCTCGTAGCTATCTGTTTGATATCCTGGTGGTGTACATATCATTTCTTGGTTATTATAATCATTTAAAAGCAAATCATCTAAAGTCATTAGGCATATAGAGTCCATATCAGCATAAAACCCACCATTGTTATAGATAGTGACAAGTCTCCATATGTCTGCTTGATTTACCCCGCTAGAAGCCTTATAGCACTCATACAAAAAGCTGTCAAATGACTCTATGTCCTTTTCCCTAGATTTTGAGCTAACATATTTATGCTCCCAATCAGGATTAAGATTTTTCCAAGTATGTATTACGTTTAATTGATTATTTTTAAGATCTAAATATTCAGGCTCATGTGTCTGCCATATTATTTTTGGAATCATAATATATTATAGATATATTATTTGTCAGTATTGGCAATATGTTTAATCAAGATTCTATACATCTCGTCAAGCTTTGATTCTTGGCGATTTCTAGATTCAATAGAATCTATTCTTTGCTCGTCTAAAGCAGCCTCTAGTCTATTAACCTGGTCTCTTAAGCTTGATCCAGAATTCGGCTTAAGCTCGCTTAGGTAATGCTTTACAAGCCATCTTACAGCTAAACCGAATGATGAGACAATTGTAAGAATTGCTACAATCAACGAAGCCCAATCTTGAATTGTCATAATAAGATAATTATATCATTATTTAAGATAAAGTTCGGCGGGTAGATACAAAAAAATAAAGTGCTGCCTTTAAGTTTCGCCAGTAAATGAATTGTATTAAAGTCGTCGCCGAAATAGAGATATCAAACCATTACACAGACACACATGGATTGACACAATCCCAACATGTCTGATACACTGGGTTTACTATGCTTGATGAACTTAGAAATGTTTTAATTGGTGGCTTGCTATCTAAATTGGCAATCCATCATTCTGTATATCGTTTACCTTGTACATCTGAATTTTTAGAAGAACTAGTTTCCGATGTCCTAAATGAAAACGGTATGCCAAATGATTGGAAGCCTGATAGAAGCCATAGCATCAGTATAGACATGACTTTAGATACTGGGCATAGTATAAGTGTCAAGTCAGGAAGATATGACCCAGAGAAGGCTACATTGGTTATATCTGGGTCTAGGCTTGGCAAACACGAGACATTAGAGAAGATGGTAGAGTCTGTTGCATCTACTCATGCTGATTACTATGTGTGTTTAGCCAAAGCAGACCAGGATTGGTCCTCTATCCCGTCAAAAATTGATCCTAAGACATATCATCTATTTGTCTTTGAAGCAATAAACCTTGATTATGGTTTTGAGCATTGGTCAAGAAAAGAATCTAAGCATGGCAAAGGCTATAAATATGTAATGGATATACCAGGAATGTCTGCTACTATACGTCCTACTATGTCTCATCAGTTGTGGACTACAGTTTCTTGTGATATCATTGGTATACCGACAAAATTGGAGATATTATGAGCAAAGAGGTTCGTCCTTGGGATCTTATTAATGGTT